AAGAATTCTGCTAATTCTTATGAAGAATTTGTAGGCACAGAAGCGTCTGCCGATTTTACTTTCAATTTTAAGATTGAAAACTTAAAGATTATACCTGGTGATTATGATGTTGCTGTTTCCAGTAAATCAATATCACACTTTAAAAACAAAGTAAAACCAATTGAATATTGGATTGCTTTAGAACCAGATAGTAAAATAAGTAAATGATTGCAAACGCATTAAAGAAAAAACTAGAGGCAGATGTAGAGGCAGCAAGATCAGACCTAGAGGTCTTTTTGCGTAATCCTATTGGTGTCGCTGAGCATATTGATTATATTGCTACTGCTGAAAAGAAACTAGAACATTTAGCACACGCCGAAGATAAACTAGAATCTTTACAGAGACATTTTAGTAAGTATTAGTATGAGTGATTTTTTGTGGGTTGAACAATATAGACCTCAAACAATAGATGAGTGTATCTTACCAACAGATATCAAAGAGACCTTTCAGTCTTTTGTAGATCGTGGTGAGATATCAAACTTACTACTTGCAGGCCCACCTGGTTGTGGTAAGACTACTGTTGCAAGAGCATTGTGTGAGCAAATGGGTGCTGACTATATGTTCATCAACGGTTCTGAAGAATCTGGTATTGACACCCTTCGTACCAAAATTAAAAACTTTGCCTCCACGGTATCATTATCAGGTGGTAAGAAGGTTGTCATACTAGATGAGGCAGACTATTTAAATCCACAATCTACTCAACCTGCTATGCGTGGGTTCATAGAGGAGTTTCATAAGAATTGTAGATTTATTCTTACTTGTAATTTTAAGAATAGACTTATCGAACCATTACATAGTAGATTTTCAACAATAGATTTTAAAATTGCTAATAAAGATAAACCTGTCCTTGCAAGTAAACTATTTGCTAAGGTTGGTATTATACTTAAAGAGCAAACTATACCTTTTGATGAGTCAGTTGTTGCTGAACTTATCAATAAACATTTTCCCGACTATCGAAGAATACTAAATGAATTACAAAGATATTCTGTAAGTGGTAAAATAGATACGGGTATATTAACAAATATTTCAGATGATAACTTAAACAAACTTATATCATTATTAAAAGATAAAGACTTTACCAATATGAGAAAATGGGTAGTCAATAATCTAGATAATGATCCTGTTGTAGTATTCAGACGAATATATGATACAATGTATGAGAACTTAGAATCAGAAACTATACCTCACGCTGTATTAATATTGGCAGATTATTCTTACAAGTCTGCCTTTGTGGCAGATCAAGAAATTAATCTTGTCGCTTGTCTAACTGAGATAATGTCTCAATGTAAGTTTAAAGGATAATAAATGAACTACGAAACATATTTACAAGAGTTTAAAACAGCTATTGATAATCAGAATGATGTTGATTTTGGTTATGCTATGAAACTCGATTTCGGTTCAGAAAAAAAAATACATATAGACGATACTGGCTATAGATGTGTTGTATCTAATGAGGATAAAGATGCTAATATAACCTTAGTTTTATCTGAAAGCACTTGGCAAAAAATGAAAACTAAACAGATAGGTGGTGCCCAAGCATATGCTGAAGGTAATATTAGTGTTAAAGGCGACTTTAGAATAATAATATATGCTGGTAATCTTTTTAAAAAATTAACAACCTAACAAAGGATATAATATGGAAAATGTGAAATTATGGGATTATGACTTCCTAATTAAAACAGATGATGGTGTGCAAGAGATAAATATGCCCGCTCTATTTTCTGGTAAAAGAATAGTTATGTTTGGACTACCAGGTGCATTTACACCTACCTGTTCAAGTAAACAAGTACCTGCTTATGAAGATTTATACGAGCAATTTATTGCCACTGGTAAAGTTGATGATGTTTATTGTGTATCAGTCAACGATATGTATGTGATGAATGCTTGGGGTAAAGATTTAGGAATAAAAGCAATTACCTTAATACCAGATGGTGAAGGTGTATTAACAAGCCAACTAGGTATGTTAGTAAATAAACCAGGCACAAAATTTGGTAAAAGGTCTTGGCGATATTCTGCCTTCGTAGCTGACGGCATTGTTAAAAAAATGTTTATAGAACCTGGCATAAATAATATATCAGATGAAAATGTTGGTGATCCTTACGAGGAATCTAAACCAGAAAAGATATTAGATTATGTCAAATCCCTATGAACTAAAACATTATCTTAACGCAATCAATTATACAAAAGAGGATCTGGTCAATTCAGATGATCAGATGTGGGCAAAGAAATATCCTGCCTACATAACGAATAAGATAATGTCTGCATTCCCAGATACTCTTATGTTGGCTAATGAAATGAATCGTCATAGCCATCTTGATAAAGATATACAGTTCCAATTTTACATAAATAGTGTTAGAAAAAAGAAAAGGTTTAGTCCGTTCATTAGAGCGTCTAAACTCAAAGATATTGATGTGGTTAAAGAGTATTATGGGTATAGTAATGATAAGGCCAAAGACGCTTTAAAGATACTCTCTAAAGATCAGATTAAATATATTAAAGAGAAATTATTTAAAGGTGGAACAAAATGAGTGAGGAAACACAATGGAGTCCAGAGAGTATGCTCGAGGTCTCTTTAAAAGAACCTGATGACTTTTTAAAGGTTCGAGAAACGCTAACGAGAATAGGTGTAGCGTCTAGAAAAGATAAAAAACTATTTCAATCTTGCCACATTCTTCATAAACAAGGTAGATATTTTATCGTACATTTCAAAGAACTATTTGCCTTAGATGGCAAACATAGCAATTTATCTGAAAACGATTTACAAAGAAGAAACACTATAGCACAATTATTAGCAGATTGGGGATTAATTAGTATTGTTAATCCTGATATTGCTGAAAATAAGGCACCGTTGTCTCAAATAAAAGTTATATCTTTCAAAGATAAAGGTAACTGGACACTAGAGACAAAATATAATATAGGTAAAAAGGTAGATGAAGCCAGTTAAGTTTAATGAGTATATTACTGAAGAATCTGAAGTAAAAAAATTTAGATTACTTATTATTACAGATGAGCCTGAGGAGGCAAAAACATTTCATACCGCTGATAGATTAAGAGAAGAAGCAGATAAAAAAGGTTACAAGAATTATCTTTATAAATTATCTGGTGGATATATGACACTAGAAGATGGCATTCGTAGAGTGCATAACAAAGATGATGAAAAAGGTTTTGAAATATCTGCTGAGACAACTGTGGCAGTTATTCGTGGTTCTATTACAAGAAAAGACTCTTGGATGGACTTAGTATCTCAATTAGAAAAGGCAGGAATTGTTTGTGTAAATTCTAGACAAACTATAAGTACCTGTGCCGACAAATATAGAACAGCACTAAGATTATCAGATGTAGGACTAAGACAACCTAAAACAGTCTTAGTTTCTGATCCTGATAATATTCAAAAAGACTTTGAAAAATTAGATACAGATTTTCCTATCATACTTAAAACACTTAGGGGATCAAAAGGTGTTGGTGTATTATTTGTAGAATCAGAAAAATCTTTAATGAGTCTTGTACAAGTATTATATAAACAAGATGAAGATACAGATTTATTATTACAAGAATATATTAAAACAGATTATGATGCTAGAGTCCATGTTCTTGGTGGTAAAGTATTAACTGCTATGAGACGAGATGTTTTAGAAGGCGATTTTAGAAGTAATATATCTCAAGGTGCGAAAGCAAAAACTCTACAACTTACAAAGTTAGAAATAGAAAAATGTATAGAGGCTGCTAAGGCGGTTGGTGGTATATGGACAGGTGTTGATTTTATACCATCTAAGAATAGAGAAAAAGATGAACCATTTTTTATTGAAGTAAACTCATCACCTGGTACTGAAGGTGTAGAAGAAGCAACAAAAGGAAATGTTTCAAAAGATATTATAGAATATTTTGAAAATAGAGATAATTGGATCCATGTTCCTACTGAGTGTGGATTTAAAGAGATTATAAAATTAGGTGGCCTTGAATTAGTTGCTAAATTTGATACAGGCAATAGTGGTCAAAATGTGATACACGGAAAAGATATTAAAGTAGAAGGTAAAAAAGTTAGTTGGAAATTATTAGACAAAAGATACTCTGCTAACTTAGTTAGAATGGACAATATTAAAGTAGGAGGTCTTAGAGATTATGACGAAGATCGCCCACTAATAAAATTAGATGTTGAATTTGCAGGCACCATCTATAATGATGTTCTCTTTACAATAGATGATAGAGAAGATCGAACACCTATCTTATTAGATAGGAAATTTATGAAACGATTAAATGTTATGGTTAATCCTGCTCAAAAGTATTTATTAACCACACCATTTAATATTGATATAAGGAAAGCATAATGGCTAAAAGTGAAGTGAAAGTCCTACGATTAAAAGTAGGTGATTTTATTATTGCTAAAGTAAGTGAGTTGAAAGACAAATATACTATGGAGAAACCTATGGCATTAGGTTTTGTAGGTAATGGCGAAAGTGGTGCAGGTACTTTACAATTTGCACCTTGGTTCCCATTTACAGACTCAAGAGAAATTAATATAGCAAAAGATGATGTTCTTTTAATAGAAGAACCTGGTTTAGATTTACTAAATCATTATAACAAAAATTTTGGTAGTGGTCTTATACAGACACCGAAAGGTTTAATTACCGAATAATTCTTGACTTTTAAGTCAGATCCTGTTATAATGATTATATGAAGTTCTACACATCCGTTATACCACACCGTGGTCGTCTTTTGGTTCGTGCCATAGTTAACGGTAAAAGAATTCAAAAAAGAATTAATTATAAACCATCTCTATTCATTCCAGTAAAAAAAGAAACTAAGTATAAAACTCTTGACGGCAGGCCGTGTGAGAGAATACATTTCGATAGCACTTACGAGCAAAGAGAGTGGTTAAAACAATATGATGGTGTAACCGGGTTTGAATACTTCGGTAATACTAGACATCAACACGCTTTTATATCAGACGAGTTTAAAGGTAATATAGATTGGGATATATCTAAACTCAATATGATTACGATTGATATTGAGACTGCTTGTGAGAATGGTTTTCCTGATCCTAAAACTGCAATCGAACCATTAATTTGTATTACTGTAAAATCTCATTCAACAAAAGATATTATCGTATTCGGCATCGGCGAATATAAAAATGATAATGAGAAGGTAACATATCTAAACTTTACAACCGAACAGGAATTGTTAGAGGCATTTATTAAATTCTGGCAAGAATATGATCCTGATATTATCACAGGTTGGAACTGTAAGTTTTTTGATATGACTTATCTAATAAATCGTATCAACTATTTAATGGGTGAAGATCAATCTGCTAAATTAAGTCCTTGGGGTATTGTAGAATCAAAATCTCAAAATAAACAATTCGGTGGTGAGATTCAACATTATGACATTCTTGGTGTATCAACCTTAGACTATCTAGATTTGTATAAGAAATATACTTATTCAAAACAAGAAAGTTATCGTCTTAACTTTATTGCTGGTGTAGAACTCGGTGAGTATAAAGATGATAACCCTTATGATAGTTTCAAAGACTGGTACACCAAGGACTATCAATCATTTGTAGATTATAATATTCAAGATGTAGAATTAGTTGACAGACTAGAAGATAAAATGAAACTGATTGAATTACATTTGACTATGGCCTATGAGGCAAAGGTAAACTTTCAAGAAGTATTCCAACAGGTTACAATGTGGGATGCAATTATATTTAATTTCTTGAAAGATAAAGGTATAGTTATACCACAAAAAGAAGAACACGAAGGTGCTCGTGGTTATGAAGGTGCATATGTAAAAGATCCTATTGTAGGATTTCACGATTGGATTGTTAGTTATGATCTGAATAGTTTGTAT